AGTCTAGAGAGAGTGACAGTCTTCCTAGCGTGCGGCGCATCTAGTGAAATTCGACTAGGTGCGCCAAACGGTAGGCATACCGTCTGCCAGTAGAGAGAGGAAAGCTCATGCGACCATTGCATGAAATTGCACGGCAGGCACTATCCGACGACACCTTGAAAGGTAGTGCCAGGGCATTCGCTCAACCCTACCTAGCGGCGTTGACTCATTGCGAGAAAGCGACCGACCGTTACATATTCGAAGACGCGAAAACACAGATTCTGTACGCGCTTGGCAATCTTCAGTCTTGGCGCGGTGATTCGGCACGCGCCATCAAGGCTGAATTGAAAGCGCACCTAGCCTAGATCGTTACTAGACAGAGAGAGGACACTATGCCAACCCTGAAGATGTCCAAGGATCGCAAGGTGGCGAACGGCACTAACCGTGCCGGTACGCAAGCGATCATCCCGAATACGTTCGGTCTTCCTGCCGGTAGCCAGTACTCATGTGGCGGCATGACCGAAGTGTGTGGCGAAATTTGCTATGCCAACAACTTAGAACGCGCCTTCCCTAGCGTGAAGAAGAACCTTCTTCACAATTGGGCATTGCTGCAGCATGCAAGCAAGGCGCAAGCGTTCGCATTACTTGACGAAATGCTTGACGAATTCGTGACACAGTCCAAGAAACGTGACCTTCCCTTGATATTCCGGATCCACTGGGATGGCGACTTCCACAGTCAGGACTATGTCAACGCATGGATTGATGCGATCCGGCACTACGGCAACGTGCAATTCTGGGTCTATACCAGGCAGGCATTTGCTGCAGTGGCCTTGCACAAGGCCTCGCTACCTAACCTTGCCTTGTACTTCAGTACCGACAGGGCGAATGTGTCAGTAGGCACGATGCTACGCAAGACCTACGGCATTCGACTGGCTTACTTGGCAGACACCTTCGATGAAGGTGCGCAAGTAATGCGAGAGATCACAGGCAAGCCAGGGGCTATGTGTCCTGAGAATGCCCGACGTATTGAGCTCATCAATACCGAGGGTTCCGCATGCAGTCGTTGCCGACTGTGTGTTGATGGCAAGGCAGACATTCGATTCAGCATTAGCAAGGGGTGAACGTGACATGACACAAACCAGTAACGACAGGTGCTTGATGTGTGACGGTCCAGCACAGGTCTATTACCCAGGCCCGATGTGTCGGGCATGCCAGAGAGATTGGAGTGAGTGAGATGGGAAGTTTCGATTTCGAACGACTCGCCGAGATGGTTCGCGGTTTCGCCATGCCTGCCGTCATTGAACAGTCAGGCGGGGGAATAGCGACCATGTACGTCGGCGAATTTGACGACGACGGTTACGCCTTGATCATCGCCGGTCCTGGTTGGTTCGAAGGGCCAGGTTGGACGAACCCACGCGCATCCCTAGACGAATTCTCCTGGGGTCCGGACGACGAAGGTGAGTCCGAGCATGAGTTGGAGACAGGGGATCGACCCTTGACGGTCATCGCCGAATTGATTGCTAACCGTGCCCGACAGATCCGCGAAGTACGGGAGTCGGCATGACGAATCTCATGGCTTGGTTGGTCCTCGCCGGCACGGCGTGGGCCATCTGGGAATACGCAAGCAAACAACTAGAGAAAGAGAGTAAGTGATGGGTGACGGCATGAGCGGCCACATCTGCTTCATTGACGACACAACGTGCGCTGATTGCTGCGCACCAGGATACGAGGAGGAAAAGTGATTCACTGCAATGGATGTCGGCGTGAGCTACTGATCGTTGGTGGCTACGCAAATTGGAAGTCAATCAAGCAACATGCCGAGTACACCTACTCATTCTATTGCCACGACTGCACAGAGATTGGAGATTGACATGAGCCTGAAAGTACGAGTGACATTTGAACTGACCGACAATCAGTTGATCGAAGTGGTGGCAAGCAGCCTTGCTGACGGTTACAGAAGGCGCGTCGAAGTGAGGACGATCCGACGCTGGGTAACCAACATCTGTTCAGCATTTGGATATCAGTGGGATGAGGCAAGGGATATTGGCATGCAAGTTCCTAGTGACCAGAACTACGCCGATGCCGTTGCCGTCCTGCAGCGCACGGGACTACTTGATGACTGGCCTTCCTGGCTAGAGACAAAAGAGGAGAGCAAGTGACAGACAAAGAGATAACACAAGAGATCAAGCGTGACTACTTGATCCATCTGATGACATCGATGCCCCAGCTTCGGCAAGAAGTGGAAGACATCTTGGAAAACGAAATGGAGTTGCTGTGATGTACGAGATGCACGCATATGAGATTGACCGTGACCACGGTCGCAAGTGCTGGGACATCTGGAAGGAATGGTCCCGTAACGATGCCGAGTACCAGTACAGCATCAACGAAGATGAGTTCGCTGCGTACATGCACGCCCTGAAAAACAGTGGCATTGATGTGAAGGTGCACACCCTTGATGCCTTGTATGTGCACACCGTGTACCGGGGCTTGGCTTTGGTTGATGATGACTTGCCACATGGAATAGGGGCATTGGTGTGAGTGATCGTCGAATGACCTTCGTGTCCCTATTCGCAGGCGTGGGTGGCTTCGATCTTGGCCTGGAACGTGCAGGCATGGACTGCATTGGGCAAGTGGAGATCGACAGCAAGTGCCAGCAGATATTGCAAGAGCGGTGGCCCGATGTGCCACTGCATGACGATGTAACTACAGCAAAGGAGTGGGCAAATGAGCATGAGCTGGTCGGAAGAACCGATGTGGTCTGCGGAGGGTTCCCTTGCCAGGACGTATCCGTCGCAGGAAAGCGAGCAGGCTTGGCAGGAGAGCGTACCGGCCTATTCTGGGACGCACTTGCTTTCGCAACGCATGTCCAAGCAAAGTGGATCATCTTGGAAAATGTCCCCGGCTTACTCACATCAAATCAGGGACGCGATTTCGGCACAATCCTCCTTGCATTGGGCGAAGCAGGGTATGTGCATCTGGAATGGCGGGTGCTTGATTCGCAATTCTTCGGAGTCCCCCAACGTCGCCGTCGTGTCTTCCTTATCGGAAGTACTGCAGTCCCAGGTCGACGACCGATACTTACTGAGTCCGAAGGCAGCATCGGGGATCCTGCGCAGGTCCAGCAGGCGGGGCAAGACATTGCCGGCACCCTTGGAGGAGGCTCTGGTAGCCGTGGCTGGTCGCCAGACACCGACCGAATGACCTTCGTGCCCTACGTCAAGGCCCGTCGTGCCCAGTCAGATGAGGACTATGAAACCTGGGAATCCAGGGTGGTATCTCCAACGCTGAATGCATTTGACAATGGCACAGAGTCCAGGGCGACCGTCGTTAGCGTGACTGGAACGATTGCACACACGCTGACACATGAGGGTGCTGATGCAAGTGAAGACGGCACGGGCCGCGGAACTCCGATCATTGCCTTCGGTCACAAGCAAGGGCTTGATGTGCAGGCAAGTGAGGTGCACACACCTACGCTTCGAAGCAATGGCAACGGGGCTGCAGTCGTGGCTCCAACACTTTCAGCCAGCAACAATCCATCACGCTCACCGCAGTCATCTGAGGTGACAGCACAGGTGGAAGCAACCCACCGCGCAATCCAGCAGGTTCGACGACTGACACCCATGGAATGCGAGCGGCTGCAAGGCTTCCCCGATGGCTGGACATCAAGCGTGTCCGATAGCCAGCGATACAAGCAGATGGGCAACGCTGTCACCGTGCCGGTAGCCCAATGGATTGGAGACAGGATCCTCAGCGTGTCGTCAACGTGACATGACACTAATAACTATACAATCGGTGGCAAACTAACAAGAGAAAGGAAGAAAGGTGAGTACCGAACAGCGAGCGGAAGAGTCCTACGTGACGGATCTTCTGGCCCGTGCCCTGTATCTAGATTGGTGTGAGTTCAAGCAGGTAACTCCCCGACCGTGGCCTTACACCAACCCAGGGTTCCGGCAGTATGCAAGTAAGAGCCTGACCTACACAGGCTGGGATGAACACACGATCCAGACATTGGAGCGTGATGTCCTGTGATTCAAGAACTAATCGCATGCGATGAACTGAGCTGCGACTACGCAGAGATGATGCATAACAGCAACGTCCCTGATCGATGGGTCGTCTATGACGGTCGACATTTCTGTACGCCGGCGTGCCTTGCCGTCTTCGCACAGAGGAGTGGCGGTGCAGCGGCCTAATTACACAGGAGATGAACCTTGCACCAGCATCGGTTACATCATGTACTTCTATGAGGACTCTGAGTACGACAAGAAGCATGTGAACAAGATGCGCAAAGCCTGCCATGCCTGCCCACTAGTGAGTGAGTGTGCGGAATACGCCATTCACCATGAGCGATATGGGTTCTGGGCTGGCCTCACAGTACGAGATCGTGCAGCGATCCGACGTAAGCGCGGCATCTGGGTAACGGATCCGTTCATGGTGCAATCGTGACTAGACACAAGGGAGTGACATGATAGAAGCAGTTGTGTTGAGCGCAGTGCTGGCGTCGGGTCCATCGCAGTCACAGATTGCTGAGATGCCGAAGTCCCAGTACCGAAGTGCGCAGTACTACATGCCCAAGAAGGAGCGATTCCGCAAGTGCATCATGTGGCGAGAGTCGCGGGGCAATTACCGTGCACACAGCCCCGGTGGTAGCGGTGCGTACCAGTTCATCTTCAGTACGTGGCGGCACTATGCGAAGCTGGCAGGGTTTGACTACTGGTCGACCAAGCCAGCCCATCACGCCCCACGCTATGTCCAAGACGCTGTGTTCTGGCGCACTTGGAACCACGGTAAGGGCAAGTTCCATTGGTCAACTCGCTGGAATCCAGGGATCACCAAGTGTTTCCCCGAATGAAGCGAAGGGGCAAAAAACCCAGTAGTACCAACGGTTTTCCAGCCCCCTTCCAAGGATTCGAAGAGCCACCGACCGCTGATTACCGTGGCATGCCGACCATGTCCTGCCCATGTGGCAGCGACTGGCTGACCATGGTCTTTCAGTTCGATCCGGACACACGACTGCCCGGTTTCTTTCTACTAGATGGATTGTGTGCCAGTTGCGGAGCGATTCTCACCTTGGCATGCCCTGCAGATATGGAGATGACAAGAGATGGTGTGTAAAGCATGTCTTTCGGCTGGTGAAATGACCAAGCGTGGTCGCCATCAAGTCGAAGCAGAGCGCAAAGACCTTGCGCGTGACTCATTCATGGCAGCACAGGCATTCCACGACGAATGCCGTGGGCACTGTGACTGTCAGCATTGGATACCACCAGTGGAGGGTGTGAATGTCTAGCGAAATCAAGATGAGCGGGTTCGTGAGTGCTCAGTGTGAGGCACGAACCCTTGGTGACCTGCGTGCGCTACTGAAATGGTGTGATGAATACAACGTTGATGACAGTGCCGGTCTTGATTGGGGCATGGGCAAGTTGTACGTCAACGTCACGGGTGACGATGCTGTGCCTGCTGAGTGGATTGAGTGCGGTGACCACATTCCCCCGGCGAGGGGTTATCACCTGATTATTGACACGCACTACCACGGGCCAGAGACATACGAAGAGGCCCGTGAGGAAGCGTTAGAGAAGCCAGCCAAGTACGACTGGCCCACTAGGGATCGTTACAGCGATGAGCGGAGGCCTGAGTAATGGCACACAGCGCATCACTAGAACCAGACGAGCTGCCCTACTGCGAGCGGTGCTGCATGTTCGAAGACGAATGTACCTGCGATGTCGGATACCAAGAAGAAAGGGACGTCTACTAATGGTTGGCGGTATGAGTGACCTAATGATCCCCGAAGAAGATCCACCACCCTGCATCTGCAGGGATGACTTATTCGCTGAGTGCCCCCGTCATTGCCTGATCAGGTGGGTCACCGAAGCCAAGGTGGTTCACCACCCAGACGCTCCACCATCTTGTCCAGACAACGTGCCTCCCGCCGCTTGACGGTGCGTGGTGTCACGTCCAACTGCAGGGCAATGATCTCCTCATCCAATCCACCATCACGATAGAGATCTTCCAGCAGTTGCTGCTCCTTCTTACTCAGTCCGAAGAATGCAGCACGCACATCGGCAACCATGGCTAACCGATTGTTGCCTTCGGATGGTCGACTAGGGGAGCGCACCTCACTGGCATAGGTACTGCCCGTTACCCAGTCATCTTCATCCCAAATGTCAGGCAATATTTCCCGCAGCATCTGCGGTGTGTAATAGAAGATGTCACCCTTCTGCAGCCCTGACCTAGCTCGTCGCTCCTTAGCAAGGACAGACAAGCACCGTTGCCGGCAGGCATTACGCAGTTTGTTCTGACCATGACCACCCTGGGTGCGCCATAAGGTGACCTTGTCGTAGTTGTTCAGCATCCATAGGAATGCTTCTTGCTGGAGAACATCGCTGGGTACTAAACCCCTGCCGCTTCGTGCAGCAGACAGTGCACCTTGACGTGCCAGCTTCATTTCTTGCGAGGTAAGTTCGATTACCTCCTGCATGCCCTGACTCCTATCGATGTAGGTTCTTGATGTAGGGCAGCACATGGGGGACAAGTTCGAACAAGACCTTTACGTCCTGCTCGCAGTGATAGACGACCTCATCCATAGCCCCTTTGTCTAAGGTCGCAGCAAGTTGCCATTGCTCCCAGGAGATAGCCGTCTTCGACTCTCCGAGGGAAAAGAACTTCTGTGCGTTCTCCAACTTTGCAGATCCAATCCGCATGGAAGAACTGTTCAGATACCAGCGAGTATCCATGTGCCAATGCACATTGATCGGTCGCTCGCCAGCCTTGGCTAGGCGTGCATTGATGAACGGCACATCGAAGAGCCGACTGTTATGGCCGACGATCAACTTGTAAGTTTCAAGATGATCACGAATAGCGACTGCCAACTTGCTGTCATCAATCTTGGATCGGCCCTTCCAAGGCTTCTCATCTGCGCGGAAGGTAGTTACCTCGCCGGTTTCACCATCAAGGAATGAGCAGCACAGGATGCGGCCCATCAGTCCCTTCAGGTCTGTGGTTTCGATATCAAACACCACACTGGGGATCATGCGGTTTCCTCCATTCGTTGTTTCCACCTAGACAGCTGGATATCTAGGAAGGCCAGGTAGTTGACCGCGTCTGCGATCTCATCCCTGAGTTCATCAATCAGGCGATGTACGCCCATGTCTTCGAAGGCCTGCTTGTTGCCGTAGGAGTAGTCACGGTGACCAGTTCCCTGCAGTCGCATCCGTGCGTAGGTAGTGAAGCGACGCTGCGCTTCGGCTAGTTGCTCAGTTGTTATGCCGTACCCGGCGTGTTGTGCCGGGGCAAGGGGTAGACCGCTAGAACTATCCGTCCTGTTTCCCTGTCGGCTTGCGCGATTCGTAAACCCAAGGAAGTCAGTGAGTGCAGGAGACTCTCCCAGTCCTGCTGCATCATCATTCACGACACGTCCTTTCTGTGTAAGTTGCGAGCGACGTACCGCCGCCACCGTCGTTCATCGATCTCTACGTAAATGCCGTAACCAACTAGTGCTACGAAGGAACCAATGACGGCTCCCAAAACAATCCACGTCATAGCAACCCCATCCTTTTCATTAGTCCTTCACTGCCTTCTGCTAAGTAAATATCGTTGACATCGAACCCATCTGGCATGTGAATCAAGGTGGCTGTGTCAACCGAAGCGGCGATAGCTTTGCCCATGTCCTTGCCGGCAGTGTCACCATCACACAACACGAACACCTGGCGGTAGTCGGTGAAGGCCCGGTGATACCAGTCCTTCCAGCCCTTGGCTCCTGGCATGCCAACACAGGGGATGCCCGTTGACGACTGAGCAATCAGAGTGTCAAGCTCACCTTCGCATATGCCAATGATGTCGCTGTCAGCCTGGAATGCCTTGACGTTGTAGATCAACTGGCCACTGCCAGCACGGGATAGGTACTTAGGACCACCGTCATCTGCCACGGCGCGGAAGCGAATGTCCACGATACCCGATGGAGTATCAAAGGGAATCGCAAGTCGACCTTTGAATTCATCATGCCCCACGACTGGATCTTGTACGTAGCCGAGCCGGAATGTATGGGCCATTTCGGGAGTTATCCCGCGACCTTGCAGGTACGTACCGACTACTCCGATCTGAGCCTCGTACTGAGTCGCTGCGTGTTCCAGTAATTTCCTCGCATCGTCGGACAGCATCACGGTATTTCATCCCTTCCATGATCTCTACAACTTTGATCGCATCGCCCTTCATGTCGCAGGCCATGCAGGCAACTGCTCCGATGTCCGTGTTGATGCGGCATGACTTGACTCTGTCAGCGTGGTAACCACACTTGACGGTGTACCAACCTGTGCGCTTACTGGGTAGCTCCCAGCCGTAGTGCTGAAGAACCTGATAGATGTCAAAGGATGGTCGCTTCATGTCAGGTTATTCCACTTCAGCAAGTTGATGAACTCATCGAACTTCATGGTGACCCGTGCATCACCGATGCCTTTACCGCGTGCCTTCTGTACAACTACGGGGATTGCTGGTGTGCCGTACTTGGCTTCGTAGTTCACTGATTCCACGGCTGCCTCTTGCAGCCAGCCAGCCATGTCGGGCGTCTTCACATTCTTGGCTTCGATTACCAGAGCAATGTTCGTGTTCAGCTCAATGGCAGCGTCACCAATATCTTTGGATCCAGCACGGGGGAGTCGGCGACAACGCAGACCCATCTCATTGCCGTAGTTCTCTATGTCAGTCTCAAACTTGGACCCCTTAGCCTTGTTGTAACTACTCATCGGTCGTCTTAACCGCCATCCAGTACTTGGGTTTCAGGGTTTCAATAGGTATATGGATGACAAGGTCACGCTCTTTGGTGTCACGACGGGTGAACCATTCGGGCTGAATGCTGGCCAGTAAGCGAGCCGGAATCAGTAGGACACCATCGCTGTAGCGCAGAGCCAGCCGGTGGTAGGCCATGTGATGGTCACGGAACATGGTCATCTGCATGATCCGCATCAACTTGTTGTAGTTGAACATGCCACCACGGCTGCTGCTGTGGTTGAACCACTTGACTTCCATGTCACCGATGTAGCCGGCGAAGGGATCACCCTCTGGTAGCGACAGGTGGTAGTCGGTAGGAAAGAACTTGGGTGTCGGTTCGAAGATCAACTCAGGCCAGTACGGCTGTATAGCGTGACGTACTATCTCCTCACGCCGCCTGTCGGTGACCTGCTCCCATACGACTGTCATCGACCGTCCTTCACTCGCATGCGGGACGGGTCGTACTCCATCCAAAAGGCTGTCGAACCAGATGCATCAGCAGGTCCGTACCTGTTCTTGACAGGAGCAAGCATCAGCGCACCGTTGGCTGCGGCCAGGGTGACGATCAGCGATGGGATCTGTGCGATCTTTCCGTGCAAAGCCGCGCTAGGTGGACAGGGATTGCCTTCGTAGCCCTGACTTGTATGGTGCAGCACAACACATGCCGCACCCGTGTCTCTTGCCCACCACTTAATCTCCCGCATCAATGATCGAAGCGAGGAGTACTCATCTCCCGATTCATGTGTGAAATCAACAGCGTTGTCCAAGACAATCAGGTGGGGATCGGTTCCTTGCACGATGCGGAAAAGGTTGATCTCATCTTCCAGGTCACGCAATGACGGGGCAGAGTCCATCATCCAAGTGATATGACCAGCTCTTTCCTTGATGATGCGAGAAGCCCACATGGGGTCGTCTTCCATGCGTTCTTCTACTTCCGACTGAGGAAGTTCGGTGACCATGGAGACAGTGCGCAGTGCCATCGTTGCTTCGTGGCTATCTGCACTGGCATACAACGTAGGTACACCGCTGCCCACGGCCATCGCCAAAGCAATAGTCGACTTGCCCACGCCGGGGGGGCCAGCAAACATGCTGACCTCCCCACGGCGCAAGCTCACGTTGTTGTCCGACCACGTTTGGAACGGCACAGGAACTGTGGCGGCGTTCTTGTGTAGTTGACGGACAACACGATCTAGGCGACGCATCAGGCAGGATGGCTATCCCACTCAGGCGTACCCTTACGCACCCACACGGCATCGCACTTGACGGCTGCTTCCTTGGGTGCAGGACAGAACCATGCTTTCCATGGTCCCTTCGCTCCAACACCAGAGCGTGCTACGCGCTGCCCGTGCGAACACGCTGGTGCTGTTGCTGCGGCGAAAGCCGGGGAGGGGGTTTCCCAGCTGTCGCCTGCTGGCTGCGCGGGAGGCTGTTCCGCGGCCAGTGGTATCGATTTGGCAACGCTATGCACTGCCTTGATCTTCTGTTCGATCTCCGTGATGGTCGCCAAGCGGTCGTGAACGATGGCCAGTGACATGGCAAAGGACTGATCGTCGTGTCCCTTGGCATTGATCAGCGTGCCATCCGCTGACTTGAAACTGGCCTGAACCATCAGGCCTTCGAATGGATCACTCACTGTGTTTCTCCTTCTTCGTGTGTTGTTAGTGTGAAGTCACGATTGGGGTTAAGAGATGGGTTCCAGGCGTAGCAGTTTCTCTTCACCGAACAGAAGCCACAACGCTGGCTGACATGAGGAACGAAGAATCCGGATCGAATCATGGTGGCCACGTTCTGCATCCATGAAGCCACGGTTTCGGGTGGGAACTGGGCTAGATCGTGGACCGTGTCTAGCCCCCCTTGACGACCCATCCAGTACGCGCCGTAGCGAGGGGCCATGTCAAACGTCTGCTGCAAAGCAAGGCGATACACACCCAACTGCAGCGCAGTAGCCGGTGGCTTGCCCGTCTTCAGATCCACGATCATCAGATCGCCTGTGTTCTTGTCGGCGAAGATGCGGTCAATGAAGGACTTCAGCATCGTGCCGTCAGGCATCTTGACGTTGACTTCCAGTTCGATGGCTGGCACACCATTGGGTGCAATCCAGATATCCAGGTTCGGATTGGATGCACGCCAGTTGTAGTAGGCGTGCACCATGTTCGGGCCTTCGGCCATCCACCAGGACTTATCTTCCTTGTTCGGGTAGGCCTTAGTTGCCCTGCCACCAGCGCGGAAAACCTTGCCAGCATGCTCCTTTTCGTACCTGGCGATGGACTCACGGAAGGCTGCAAGTCCAGCCTCGTAGGCTGCTGCGGTCACTGTGCCTCCCGTAGTGCATGGTCGATGGCATCTGCGGCTGCATGGACAGCCGTGCCACCGGCGAACCACCACGCTGGTTCTTCGTCTACTCGCTCAATGCGAGTGAGGCGAAACATTTCCTGGCAATCCAGGTAGGTAGTGAATCCGCTGTACGAGATGTACGGCAGATCAACTGCGTTCGAAGGTCCAGACATGGACATTCCCCTCTGCTATTCCGTAGTCAGCCAAGTGAGCCTGTTCGTGCCAAATGCCATGCGCTTGCATGGCCTGATCCCAATCCGAATCAGCGAAGTCACCATGGTGCATCACGATGATCCTGCTGGCGGTAACTGTCACTGTCATTCATCCCCCTTCATCGTTACTTCATTGTGGCATGCTGGTCATTGTCAGCAATGACGACACGCCGCCAGTCATGAATGGCATGAAAGCAGATGGGTGTGACGGTGTCTAGCGGTTTTCCTAGTAACAACTAAAGACCCCCTGCCCTAAGGCAGGGGGTCTATTTAGTACTAGTTCTAGTATTAGTAGTAGTAGTTACTATTGTAATGATCTACTAGAAACTGTCAATACCACTATGGCTGGTGTGTCATGTGGATCGTCTTCTTGCGAATCGGTATGTCTTCCTTGTGGTCTTTGAACTTGGCATCGATGTAGAAGAAGCCACGGTCATCTTCAGGGTCGTAGGCAACGACGACGTTTTCCTCAGCCATACGTTCCAGCCAGCTATCCAGTGCCGCCTTCTCCGTCTTGTTGAGTTTGCCACCCTGGTTGCGGCGACCCAGGAGCCGCAGCATTCGCAGTTGGTATGCCTTGGCATGGCCAACCTTGCATCGCCACGGGATCGTGTCGTCGTAGCGGGGTAGTTCCTTGGCCAGACCGTACTTCGACATAGCGTTACTGATGGCGTTTCTGGTGATCTTGTTGCCAGTTTCCTCAAAGACCCGATCAGCCATCTGCTGGTGTGTCAGTCCTTCCTTCAGCCATCGCTGTAGCGTGTTCTTGTCCGGAACCAATGTTGGAGGTGCCACTGAGAACCACTCTTTCCCATGTTCCAAGACACGATGTCTTGGCTCTCTCTGTTCAGCACCATGGTACGACATGACAGTTGCATGTCACGTAGCAGGTACCGATCAGACACAAAAGAAGTCAGAGAAAAATATGTCCGATAATCGGTTCGAACATCTGTACAGTTCCCTCATAAAAAACCGTACAGCGAACTTGTCGTGTCCGAGGGGGGATTTGAACCCCAGCGTTCGTGACGGGGAAAGTGTCAAGTTTGCATCAGAACCGACCGGACGTTATGGTGACTAATAGTCCACTTAACGGAAGGAAGTAACGATGGCAGGAACCAAGCTGCGCCTCAGCGATGCAATCGATGAGTTTCACAGAGCACTAGAGGCCAGAGGTAAGAAGCCCCGAACGATCTACAACAACCTGCAGCCACTGCATGCGGCCCTGGAAATCTGGGGAAACATCTACGTGGCAAGCATCAAACCCCACCACATAGAACGACTTTTCGCCGGTAGGTGTTGGTCGGAATCAACCCGCAACCTGTACTTGTCCAACTTGCGAGGCAACTTCTTTGCATGGGCACGGTTGCACCGACACATCCCGAAGGACTACGACCCCACCGATGGCTGGCGATCAGTCAGGGTTCCGAAGAAGGAACGATTCTGGCTGCCAGTCGAAGAGTTCGGGGATTTGTTGGATGCCGCAACGTGCGAACGTGACAGGGCAATCATTGCGATTGGGCTATTTACCTTCTGCCGTGGTAGCGAGATCAGTGGATTGCACATCCGCGATCTTGACTTTGAAAGGTACACGGTCAATATCTACCGGGAGAAAACTAGCCAGCAGGACGTGCTACCAATGGCCGGGGAATTGGCTGAGGAGTTGCGCATGTGGTTGAACTGGTACGAAAACAAGATGGGTGGCCTACACCCCGACTGGTACTTGGTTCCATCACGGATGCCACTACCAATGAAGCAAGATGAGTTCGGCGTATTGCGTCCAACGGGGGAGGAGCCTAAGTTGCGTCCACTGCAACGGTACGGAAAGCCCTACGACGGGGTGAAGCGAGCGATGGCTCGCTTGGGTTACACTGAAAAGGGACACGGTGCTCACGATCTAAGGCGATCAGGGGCGCGTGCGCTTTTCGACAGGCTGCGGTCGGAGGGCTACGACGGTGCACTCATGCGAGTGTCCAGCATGCTGGGCCACGCTGACACCAAGACAACGGAGAAGTACCTGGGTCTGGGCATTGAAAGGCAGCAGCGCAACGAGCTGCTCGCCGGTAAGCAGATGTTCCCGGCCATGCGCCGGGATCGCAAGATCCTGCAGATTGCGAGGTAACTAGCATCGGAACTATGGAGCGTAAATTCTGTGACCTATGTCGGAGCGAAGACAAAGTCGAAGCGATGACCGTGGTTCGCGGCTATGGCAAGCGTGCACCCTGGGAGGTGGACATCTGTCAGGCCTGCTTTGACAAGCGTCTGGCCGACCTTCGGTCCAAGAGTCGCAGGCCTGAGATCAACAATGTCCGGCCCCAGCACCGACTGGTCAAGACAGAGATCTCTGAGGAGAATCTGTAAATTCGCCCTCTAAGACGACGAAAAGCCCCCCTGCCCTGATACACCAGGGAGGGGGGTTTCTCGTCTGTACGGCCCTCACAGGGCCGATAATGGGGTGTCTAGTGGCTAGTCACGATCAGTTGCCACGGAGAGCAGCCCACCAGTACTTCTTCAGTTTGCGATCCTTGGTCAGGATGGGCAGGGGAAAGAGCCGGTCATCCTTCTGGGCAGCAGCCGTGAAGGAGACATGGATGTGGTGATCATGGCCCCAGTTGCCGGGTCGCCACTTCCACCACGTTGCCTTGTAGGTTCCTGAGGCCAACTTCCGTTCATGGACGATGTACTTGATTCGCTCAGAACCAGGCATGCCGGAGGCTGCATACAGCCGCAGTTGATCAGCGAGCTTGCGAGCGGCCCGGCCGTTACGCCAGCGACCTTTGCCCATGTTCTCGTCAATATCTAGGGCGTGCACCCAACCGTTCTTATCCGGATTGTGGTCGGACTTGCGAGCAGAGTGAGCCGAATCCCCGATCCAGCCATCGCTGCGCCGATCTCTGCCGGGATACCTAGCATCAATCTGCTTGCGCAGTACGACACCAGCAGCCACCAACTTAGCCATCGACTACGTCACCGTCCCAGACGACCGAAGGTGTACCCTCAGGTCCGAATGGCGCAGAGGCAAGCGAAGTGAGAACACTCGCAACGGCAGCAACCACAGCAACGCCACCAACCGTCGCCCAATCAACATCAGCAATGCCAGTTTCTCCAACCACAAAAAACGCAAGACCGGCCTGCGCCGCAGTCTTAACCGCACGCTCCAACGCGCCGCGCCAGAAGCCAATAGTCCAGATCACTTCAAATCCTCCACGTCGTGTTCCAGTTGTTCCATGTCGTCTTCTAATTGCAAGACCGCTGACTTCACAAGATCAACGTCTA